AAAGCTCAATTCTTGCGTTTGCTACCTACTTCAAACGTGCCCCTAGCTTCTTTGATGTGGTTTGCTATTTAGGGACAGGAAGTGCGACAACAAAAAATCATAATTTGGGTGTAGTGCCTGAGTTAATGATTGTTAAAAACAGAACTACCTCTAATGACTGGGTTATTTATAGCGCAACATTAGGCGCAAATAAGTTCTTGTATTTTAGAAACTTTTCAGAGCAAGCAATTGGGGATGAATTGTGGAACTCTACAACCCCAACTAGCTCAGTTTTTTCAATCGGCACGTATGGCAATGTTAATACTTCCGCTGAAAACTACGTTGCCTACCTATTTGCTACTTGTGCAGGAGTTTCCAAAGTAGGCTCATACACAGGTAATGGCTCATCACAAACAATCAATTGTGGCTTTACAGCAGGTGCTAGGTTTGTTCTTATCAAACGCACAGATTCAACTGGTGACTGGATGGTGGCAGATTCAGCAAGAGGGATTATTGCTGGTAGCGACCCCTACCTTGAATTAAATAACACAAATGCAGAAGTCACTGGTGAGGATTGGTTGGACACAGACAGCACAGGATTCGTTGTTAACGAGGTGTCTGGCTCTAATGCTAATACCAGTAGCGCAACATACATATTTTTAGCAATTGCTTGAGGTAATTAAAATGCAAATCAGAACACAAACAGGCGCAGTCATGTACGAAGCAGAATTTCGTGCATACACAAAAGCCAATGGTGGCCCATCATGGGACAGAACAACAACTGAAGTCTTAACTGCTTTGGGTGCTGATGTAGTCTTTGAAGGCCCACAAGCCACAGGCGGTACTGTTTACCAATACTCTCAAGCCTCTGGTGTTGAGCAAGTAGATGGTAAGTGGTACACCAAATATATCCTTGGCCCTGTGTTTACCGATACTACTGTCGAGGGCGTAACAACTACAGCCCTTGAGCATGAGACTGCCTACAAAGCCACTAAAGATGCTGAACAGGCTAAGAGTGTTCGTGCTACCAGAGACACTAAGTTGTCTGAGACTGATTGGAGATTTCGTAGCGATATGACTCCATCACAAGCATGGAAAGACTACTGCCAAGCATTAAGAGATGTGCCGACTCAGTCTGGTTTCCCTTGGAGTATCGTGTGGCCTACACAACCGGAGTAAATACAGATGACTAAAGCAAGAACACTAGCTGACATAACGATTCCATCGGGTACGCCTGTTGGAACTACAGATTCTCAAACCCTGACAAACAAGACTCTGACAAGCCCTGTCATCAATACGCCAACAGGTATTGTTAAGGGCGATGTTGGTTTGGGTAATGTAGATAATACTTCAGATGCAACAAAGAATTCTGCAACTGCTACCCTGACAAACAAGACTCTGACATCACCAACGCTGACAACGCCAGTGCTTGGAACGCCATCATCAGGGACATTGTCATCTTGCACAGTAGATGGAACTGACGCTGTCGGTTTTAGAAATATTCCCGTTAACAGTCAAAGCACAGCTTATACGGCAGTATTGGCAGACTCTGGAAAAGTAATTTTTCACCCGTCAGATGATGCTAATGCAAGGACATACACAATCCCTGCAAACAGTTCTGTGGCTTATCCAATTGGGACAGCAATAACATTTATCAACATGACTTCTCAAGTGGTGACGATTGCAATAAATACTGACACCATGTATCTGTCTTCTGCTGGCACTACAGGCTCACGCAGTCTTGCTCAGTATGGGTCAGCCACAGCAATTAAGATTACTTCTACCAACTGGCTCATTTCAGGGAGTGGATTGACATGAGTGGTGCTTTACAAGCTGTTTTTCAAAACCAAAGAAGTTTTATTACTACAACTCCAACTGTTGAATATCTTGTAGTTGCTGGGGGTGCTAGTGGAGGTGGTGGTTATGGCTCTGGCGGTGGTGGAGCGGGTGGCTTTAGAACTAATACAGGATTATCTGTTTCTTCTGGATCTGCGGTTACTGTAACTGTTGGAGCTGGTGGAGCTGGTGTATCGGGTGCTGGTGGGTATGTAAACGGAAATGCAGGAAGCAATTCTGTGTTTGGCTCGATTACTTCTGCTGGGGGTGGGTATGGTGGTGCATATGGAGTTGCTGGTGGATCTGGCGGATCTGGCGGTGGCGGTGGTGGTGGTGGTGCTGGAGAATTTAATGCTGGTGGAGCAGGTAATACACCATCTACTAGTCCATCACAAGGCTCTAGCGGTGGATATATGTCTGATGGTAATCTTTTTTACCAAGGCGGTGGTGGTGGTGGTGCTTCATCAGCAGGTGGCAATAGTATCAACTCTTCTAATGCTCTACACGTTTATGGTGGAGATGGAACAGCATCATCTATTTCTGGTTCGTCACTAACTTATGCTGGCGGTGGTGGCGGTGGTACTGGTAAACGTAATTCAACAACTTCAACAAGAGCACCGGGCGGTGCAGGTGGTGGAGGAAATGGTGGTGCTAGTAATAGTTCGTCATTAGTTAACGGCATTGCAGCCACAGCAAACACTGGCGGTGGTGGTGGTGGTGGTTGCTGGGATGGTGTTACGTTTGGTAATGGTGGAGCAGGTGGATCTGGTATTGTTATTATTCGCTATGCCGATACTTATGCAGCAGCATCATCAACTACAGGTTCGCCAACAATTACAGTATCAGGTGGTTATCGTATTTATCAATGGACTTCATCTGGTTCAATTACATTCTGAGAAACATAATGAGTCACTTTGCAAAAATAGAAAACGGCATCGTCACACAAGTTATTGTGGCTGAACAGAATGTCATTGATTCTGGCTTGTTTGGTACTGGCTGGGTTCAGACTTCGTATAACACTCGTGGTGGTCAGCATCCGGAAGGCCGTCCATTACGTAAAAACTACGCAGGTATTGGCTACACATACGATACAGGCCGTGATGCGTTTATTCCTCCAAAGCCATACGATTCTTGGACATTAAACGAAACAACTTGCTTATGGGATGCTCCTACGCCTATGCCAACGGACGATAAACGATACACATGGGATGAGCCAACAACTTCATGGGTTGAAATGCCATGACCGAAGAAATTACCCACAAGCAGATCTATGAACGCCTATGCAAAGTTGAAGCTAAGGTAGACCAGTTAGATAAGAATACACAATCTGTGGTGGCTGCATTTACTGCAGCCTCTGGTGCATTTGTTGTGCTTGAATGGCTTGCTAGAGCAGTGAAGCCCATCTTAATTATTGGTGCTTTCTGTGGGGCTATATGGCTGGCTATAGAAAACAAGCTGCATCACTAATACTTTTATTATTAATATCTTTCCCTATCGGGTCCAAAGAGGAGAAATATAAGTGTGTCCGATGGACATGGACTGGAGATGTATATAACAGAAAAGTTGTATGCATTGAATGGAAAAAGGTTGAGCGATGATTGATCCTATCACCGCACTGGCTGGCATACAAAGTGCCATCAGCATGGTCAAGAAGGCCAGCAAGGTAGCCAATGACTTAGGCTCCCTTGCCCCAATGATTGGCAAGATGTTTGATGCTAAGAGTGTAGCTACAAAGGCTATGCTTCAAGCAAAGCAATCTGGCAAAGGTTCCAATATGGGAACTGCTTTACAGATTGAGATGGCCTTAGAACAGGCTAGAGCATTTGAAGAAGAACTAAAGATGTTGTTCATGCAGACAGGAAAGATTGATGTCTGGAACAAGATTAAAGCTAGACAAGCTGACATGGACTTGGCTGATGCCAAAGAGATGAGTGCTTTAAAGAAAGCAGAAAAAGAAGCTAAAGAAAAAGAACAAGAGATGAATGAGATAGCTATAGCAATTGGTGCTGTGTTTTTTGTTCTGTTCTTGGTGTTTGTTGGTGTAAATGAATTGATGGATTTTTGTCAGACTACTAATAGATGTGGTGGAAGATGAATGAATATCAAAAGACATTTGACTTGGCTCTGAAGATATTCATCTATGGGTGTGTGGCTTTGTATTTCTTGGGCTTCTTGAAGTTCTTGCCTGATGACTTGTCTGACAAGATTGTTAATCTTTTATTAGGAAAGTTGGGACTAGGATGAAAGTAACTCCTTATCAACACAATGCAAACATATTGCGTGAGTATCAGAGGGTGCTTCATCAGCAACATCTTAAAGATCTTGAGAAATTAAATCGTCAAGCTCAAGAGAAGATTAAAGCTCAGTGGGTTAGACCAGATTCTGTGGATGTAATGGTATGAAATATTTATTATTGTTATTGTTGCTCACTGGTTGTGAGGATAGGTACAGATACTTCTGTCAAAACCCTGACAACTTTCATGCTGAGCCTTGTCAGAAACCTAGATGTCAATTCACACAGACATGCCCTGAGTATTTAGTTGCACCTATATTGGAGAAACAAATTGAGAGAACTGCTAATCAAAATGCTGACACCCAACCAGCAACCAAAGCCAAAGCTAACAACTGAAGAATTTGAGGTTAGGGTGTGGGGATTTGTAGTGGTGGCTATTACAGTCATCCTGTTTGGTATTGTCTTTGCCCTACTCTATTCTGTAACATTTGTTACACAGCCTATTAAGAGTATGGCTCCTATTGATCAAGCATACACCAAGATGCTTAATGATATAGTATTACTTATTGTAGGTGGTATTGGTGGTATTGTAGGTAAGAGGGCAGTTAACTCAGCACAGAATGCATTCAAACCAACACAGCCACCAATGCAGGGCTGTGGCGGTGGTTATGGAGGTGGTGGCTATGGGGGTAGCTATGCTCCTCCACAGTCGGCCTATGGCCTTCCTAGCCAGCCCTTTGGTGCTATGCCTGTCTGGAAGAACCCAGAGCTAGATGAAAGCTGGACCCCCGGTCCTCCTCCAACAACACCTCCTGAACACATGGAGCCTGATGAGGATAGGGAAGAGATAGCAGCAGCTAGAAAAGAGGCTGAGTGATGTTACCTATTCCACTCCCTTGGATACTTATTAGTGCAACCATTGCACTGTTTGGAACATATCAAGTTGGTCATCACTATGGCTGGATTGAGCGTGACGAAGAGATGCAGATAGAGATAGCTAAGAAGAATGAAGAAGCCCGTGAACTAGAAAAGAACATGGCTTCTAAACTTGCTGATAAAGAAACAGCATTAAGAAAGGCCAACAATGAAATATCTAAGAAACAGTCTGCTATGCGTGAGCTTGCTAACACTGGCAGGTTGCGCCTCCCCACCCCCAGTTGTGTTCAAGCCAGCACAAGTGCCGCCCCTGCCACAGGAGATAGCAGAGACGAACCTTCCGAACTTGAGCGACAGACTATTGCAACTCTTATCGACATCGTTGCCGAAGGAGACAAAGCCATCGTCAAACACGCCCAATGTGTCGCAGCCTACAACGAAATGAGAGAACTAGTAAATGGTAAACGCTGAACAACTAAGACAACTTAAGATTGATCCTGCCTTGGTAGATCCTTTTAATGAAACTTTCCAAAGGTTTGGTATTGTTACCCCTGCACAACAGGCTTCATGGATTGGTCAATGTGGACATGAGTGTGGGAACTTCCGCATTATGGAAGAGAACCTGAACTATCGTGCTCCCACCTTGCTTAAGCTGTTTCCTCAAACTCCTAAGCGTGTATGGGGATTCACACCAGAAAGTGCAGCAGCTTATGAGAAGCAGCCACAGAAGATAGCCAATAGAATCTATGGCAATCGTATGGGCAACAGGGATGAGGCTAGTGGGGATGGGTTCAGGTTCCGTGGCTCCGGATTTTTACAGCTAACTGGCATGAATAATTTCTACCACGCTGGACAAGCCTTGGGTGTTGATTTCATTATGCAGCCTGAGCTGGTGCGTACACCTATGTATGCTGCCCAAACTGCTGGCTGGTTCTGGCAGACTCACAGGCTCAACCAATATGCTGATAGTGGTGACATTCTCACTATGACAAAGCGTATCAATGGTGGTACTATCGGACTTGAAGATCGTAAGAAGCATATTGAACATGCCTTACATGTATTAGGTGGTTGACTAGACCAGCTATTTGTGGTATGACAAGGCTTAAAGGTATATAATGTTACCAGCTTCTCTAAGTATTATTGGCAGAGAAGTGCCGATTAGAGTTGTAGATGTATTCCCAGAACAACTGGGAGAGTACAGCTATGACGATTATGCAATTAAAATAAAGTCTGGTCAGCACCCCTTAGCGGAGGCAGATACATTGTTACATGAATGTATACACGCTATAGACGACTGCTTCCAATTAAAACTGTCAGAGAGACAGGTGTATTGTTTAGCTGTTGGAGTGTTAGCACTCTTAAGAGATAACAGAGATATGCTTGCCTATTTAACTGAAGCAATAGAGAAACCAAGAAACATATGAAAGATTTTACAGCACAACAAAAGGAAATCGTAGCTAGGAAGCTAGGATACGATGGTCCTATGCAAGGCTTTGATGAGTTTATTTCATCTTCCCCTGCGCTAGAAGCTAAATATGCTGCCATCTCTGGTAAGTTTGTGGAGCGTATGGCTAAAGGTGGGATGGTAAAGAGTAAGAACTATGTTGTTGGTGGTGACGTAGCTAATAATATTGTTAAAGATGCTTATGCTTCTATTGGTAGAACGGGTGTTGGTGAAGGTGTTGCAAACATTGATAAAGGTGGTCTTGACTATTGGACAGGACAACTTGAAAGTGGTGCTATTAAACCAGAAGACTTTACTAAAACTTTCAATCAAGCTGTAACTAATTATATTTTAGAAAAACCAGTTGAAACAGATGCTACAAGTAAGTATGTAGTGGACTTCTTAAATCAGAAGGCTACCACAGGTGGTGTTACAGCAGCAGGTGGTGTTACCCTTGATGCAAGTGGTAAACCAAATGTTGGTGGTGCTGCTCAAGTGACAGCAGCTACAGTTTCTACCAATGCAAATCAAAATGTAGCTACAGCAGCTAGAGCAGATGAAACTGCCAACACAGCCAAGGGTGCTACTGCTGTTAAAGCAGAAACCGCTGCTGCTCCCACTGCTGCTAAAGCCTCTACATATCAAGCACAGCAAACTGCTGGTGATATAACTGAACTGTTGAAAAAAGTTAGTCCAGCAGTTGGTACTGTTGGTGCATCTAGTCAAGTGGCTGCACAGACAATGACCCCTACAGAGACAGCACTGGCTAGTCTCACTCCTGCAACCCTTGCTAAAGCTCAGACTGTTGAGGGTGCTCCAACTAGAGCACTACAAGAAGGCGAACAAGTATCTGCTGCTGTTGACGCTGCTAGAGCTGAAGCAACTGCTAAGGCTACAGAAGCTGCTGCTGCTCAGGGAACAGTGACAGAAGACATGACTGTTCAAGGACAGCTTGCCAAGCTCACTGCCAACTTTGATGCTAAGAACCCACCTTCGTGGGCTGCGGGTGCTCTTAGAGAAGCTACTGCTGTTATGGCAACTAGAGGTCTTGGTGCTTCTAGCTTGGCTGGTCAAGCCATAATTCAAGCTACCTTTGAGAAAGCTCTGCCTATTGCCACTGCTGATGCAGCCATCTTCCAGCAGATGGGATTACAGAACCTATCTAATAAACAACAAACTGCTGTGCTTGCTGCTCAACAACGGGCTGCTTTTTTAGGGCAAGAATTTGATCAGACATTCCAAGCAAGAGTTACTAACGCTGCTAAGATTTCTGACATTGCCAACCTCAACTTCACAGCCACTCAACAGATTGCTTTAGAGAATTCTAAGATGGCACAGACAGTTGATCTGGCTAACTTGAGTAATCAACAAGCTGCTATCATGGCTTATGCTGCACAGGTAGCAAACCTTGAGGTTACAAACCTAACTAACAAACAGCAAGCTGCTGTTGTTAATGCTCAAGCCTTCTTGCAGATGGATTTGTCTAACTTGAGCAATCAGCAACAAACAATATTATTCAAGACACAGCAGATGACAAATTCTTTGTTATCTGATTCTGCTTCTATGAATGCTTCTCTGCAGTTTAATGCTGCAAGCACAACACAGGTAGATCAGTTTAACAATACATTGTCTACGCAGGTTACACAATTCAATGCCACTCAGAAGAATGCCATTGCTCAGTTTAACACTGACCAAGAGAATGCAATATCTAAGTTTAATGCTGAAGTGCAGAACCAACGTGATACTTTTAATGCTACACAACGATTGGTTATTGATCAGTCTAATGCTCAGTGGCAAAGAGAAGTTGCTACAGCTAACACAGCAGCAGCAAATGCAGCTAACACATTGAATGCTCAGTTGTCACAGAACATGACACTGGCTGAGTATAACAATGAGACACAGCTCTATAGAGACAATGTTTCTTTTGCTTGGCAGTCTAAACAGAATGATTTAGATAGAGCTAACAAGTTAGCGGTGTCTGAGATATCTGCTTCTGCAGGAGCAAAAACAGCAAATGCCACAGCAAAGAATGATTTAATAAAAACAGGTGCTAAAGCAGCAGCTATGTGGTTGATATCTGATGAGCGTATGAAAGATGTTCATGGTACAATTACTAATGCTCTAGATAAGATTAAAGATATTGGTGGATACTCTTACAACTACAAAGTAGAAGCTGAGCCTTTTGGTTACAGCAGAACAATTACTACAATGGGTGTGTTGGCAGGACAAGTTAAGAAGGTGTTGCCAGACGCTGTTAAGCCAGCACCCTTTAATGTTGGCTTTGATGTGGTGGACTATGCAGCAGTTAATGGTTTGTTAGTGGCTGCAGTTAATGAACTCATTACTAAAGTTGATCTACTTTCTACACGATTGAATGATCTGGAGAAAAAATAATTATGAAGAATTTTAAAAAGTATTACAGCAAGATCAATAGCATTGTTGATAAGACTATGTCAACACCTAAAATTGACTCAGTGTCAAAAGGTATTGTGCAGCGTCCAGCAAAGAAAGAAGAAGCACCAAAAGGTAAGATGACTGCTGAACAACAAGTGGCTAGATATGTTGAAATTATTCGCAAGCAAAAGAAAGAACTTCTAAATGATAAAGCCTGAAGATTTTTTAGAAGCTCCTATTCCCGGCATGTCTTTGACAACAGAGCCGGGTAGTGTGCCTTGGGAACAACCACCACAACTTGTAACACTTCAAGAGGTAGCTGATTTCTATATTAGTAAACTTACAGAAGATCAAGAAGCCATTGATAAAACCCTTGATGCTATTGAGCTTGGTGTCCCACTGGAATCATTAGCTAATGGGGCCATCACGTTTAATATGATGAAGGGTATTCATACTGTTGATGTAGGTTTCTTAGTAATGCCTATCATTGTAGAACTGTTTATAACCTTAG